CACTGAAGCCAGTCCAGTAAGGTCAATAAGAATTGTAGTCTTTACAAGTTTGCCTATACGCTGAGCATAGGCCCGATATACTGTTCCAGTACCAGCCAAACCTGCGGCTGCACTGATTTCGGTGATTGTTCTCTGATCACCTACCAGTAAATTGTCAATAAGTTGTCCTTCATTCATATGTCTAACCTCCACTAATCGGAAATAAATTCGTCGATTTCACTCTGAAGTCCGGTGGAAGGACCACTCTTACTCTTAGCCCCGCCTGTACCACCACCCAGAGCTGGTTTACCTGCATCTCTCTTCTCAGATGCCTTAATCAAGGCTTCAACATTTAGAGTCTGCCTAACTTTCTCTGCTGCCTTGTCCAAAACCTGCTGAATGGTCAGGTCTGGATTCTCAGCAGAGATTTCATTAGCGACTCTACCAACATACTGCTTGACTGGTTTCAGTTCAGGATAAGTTTTGTAAAACTCTCTTGCAACATCCCTCAATGAAGTCTGCCTCTGTACAACTGACCCCACAACTTCAGGCATTCCTATTAAAGTTTGCTGAACCGCCTCAGCCTTAATTACATTAGCAGCCTCTAAGAAAAACTTGACGAAGCTCTCCTTGTCCTTCATCACATCGTCGAAGTCAATAGATTCAAGCATAGCCTGAACTGTTGGAGGAGTTTCTCCCTCAACCTTCGGCATACCTTCAACCGTCGGCTGTTTAGGTGTAGCCAATTCATTGACCAATCCCTGCAATGTTTCAACCTGCTTTCTAAGCAAGCTGAGTTCATCAGTTGGGACTGATTCAACTTTTGGCTCTTCCTTAGGGATTACTTCTCCCTCAATCTTGACTTCAGTCTTCGGAGTTTCTTCGCCTTCACCCTTTGGTTCAACTTCTTCCTCTCCAGTACTCTCACCCGCAGGCTTCTCACTTGGAGTTTCTTCAGGAGGAGTTTCACCAGAAGGTCCTTCTTCACCATCGCCTGCTTCACCATCACCCACTGTTACAGAGTCATCAATGAAGTCAGCAATCTCTTCTTCAAGTCCTTCTAAAGATCCACCAGTAGGTTCATCAGGACTAAAACACACACGATCAAATAATTTTCTCATCTTTCCTCTCCTTGTTTTCTGATTCCAGATCTGCAACCTTACGCCTAAGGATATCCTCAAAAATTACAAGAGCAAATCTAAAGGCTTTGATTCCTCCCCTGGTTTCAAGATATTGGTTATTTGGGCACTCTTCATAGAAGTCCCTCAGATTTTCAATTCTAGACACAACCTCATTTTGGTAATCCTCGTGAATACTACCTATCATGAAATCCTTTAAGGTTTCAGGATTGGATTTTATTACTGGAAGTCTAACTTTTTCAAGTAGTTTGAAAGCTTCCACTCTCCTTGTGTATAGTTCATTGTCTAACCAATCATCCAATAAGTTACTCATGCTGCCTCTCCAATGGGAACAAGATTCCCAGCTTGTGCCTCCCGAGCCACCGCCTCAGTTGGCATAACTTGCGGATTTATTCCTCCTCCCCTCCTAACAAAATCATTCACATTCTTGGCCCCTAAGTTACGTGCGATGTGAGTGAAGATTCTAACCACGTCAAAGTTTCTGGCAAGTTCCTGATTTTGACCCAAGATTCCAAACAATCTTACCCAAGTCTCAGAATAGTTACCTCCAGGAACTGATCCATCTCTACACAGTACATTGAAGTAGATATCAAGATCATTTGGGTCAACCTTTAGCCTTCCACGATCAATTCCCTTCTTACCATATTCCTGCATTAATACGTCTTGCCAATCACCCTGAAGTTTAATATACCCTGGGGCTGACATCATCTGACGATTGTGTACGCCGAAGAACATAGCTATATCTTGAACCCCTTGCATTCCAACTATCTTAGCAATTCGTTCTAGACGACTAATAGTCCCGGCCCGAGTTCCCTGGAACTCAGTACTGGTTAAACGTTCAGGACCACCCTGCCTCAGATTACCCTGGGCAGAAGCATCAGCTGCACTCACCCTATCCATCCACTGGACGAGGAATGTAGTATCGGCCATATTACCTCTGGTTACATCAGTCACTGCTAACTGCTGCGCTACATCTTTAACTCCTTTACCCCAAGCAGGTCGACGTAACCTAATCAATTTTCCAGGTTCTGGATTCTTCAAATCGTTGCTGTTGACTAAGTAAGGATCATAGATAATCATATCATTAATGGCCTTTCTCACATTGGCCACATGACTGTTGAACATGAAGTCAAGAATCCCTTGCATCCCATAAAGCATTTCTATTCTACTAATGGGTGAAGTAGAATATCCATCATAGTCGGGGCAAATCACACTGACTGGGAATTTATTGTGGTCTAAGTTGGCTGGCCTAGCTTGAATAACTATCTCATCCTGCGCAACTTCAAAATACCAAAGTTCAGGATATTCACTCTTTCCAATTCCCCACTCTTCTGGAATCAGTCTGATATACATCTTAACAATGTTTATAGTGTTATCCTTCCCCGACTGGAACTCATTCCGAACGTGGACTCCAGACTTAGTGTTTCTTCCTGAATTGTCAGAAGGGAATACTGACGAAACTCTACCCTTAAGTCCATTTAAATACTTGACATTAAACAAGATGTCAGAATTTCTCTCTCCGCCGAGAAGTTGCATATATGTGGTAGAACTCATCCAACCATTGTAGTCGCCCCTCTGTGGATCATGAATAGGTACAGAAACATCTGGGAGATATAAATAGGGATCGATGTTCTCAAGAGCATTACCTTCGAATAATAGTTGGTTATCTAAAGTAATAGTTTCCTCCCTCCTAAATAAACCCACCTTCTGACGCACTGTACGCTTACCAAACTCCTGTGTCCAGACTGGAGTAGAAGCACCAAAGCCATAAGCAAATGCATCCCTAGCCTGAGTATGCAAACTGAGGCCGACCTTATTCTTGTTGCATTGAAGTGATATTATTAACTCTAACAATATAGCCCCAATTACGTCGTTACCACTTACTCCTTCATATCTGAAGTAAGGTTCCTGCAGAAATGCCGCTACAAAGTAACTAAGTAATGTCTCAAGGATTGTGTAAGTATAGGGAAAAACTATGCTAATTGGTTTCCTAACGTCGGCATCTTTAACTATATTTTCTTTTTCATCAACTGGAATATACGCTGTAAGCGTATGATCTATGTCATTCCACGCAGAGTGCCGTCCAGCCATAACCCTTGCAGAGTCATAAGCCCTCTGCATAACTTCATCTCTGATTTTATTATGAAGTGTTGATACAGAAGTACTACCTGGCACTAACTTCAACCCCTCAGGATATTCATAGTCGAATGTCTTCTGAGGACGATAATTAGATTTGTACTTCCTCTCTCCTTGAATAATAGCTGGCATTTTTATTCCTACGTTTGGAATTTTAACATAGCAATCCCATCTGTCCTGCGGACATCATAGGATCATTATCAAGATCGGCGTAATCGTCTTCGGGTGGATCTTCCATTACATCATCAGGTGGATCGAAATAGACTGCATGTTTATCCATGATGTAAGTAATGTAAGCAAGTCCATCCATAACATCCCAAAGTTTACTTCGTGGAAATCCCAGTAGTTGACCCTCCAACTTTCCACAATTAGCTTTGTTATGATATATATAACCCAACCTATAAAGTGGTGCCAAGGTCGCGACTCGTTCCTCTTTACTACGTCTGGCAGGAAGTTCAATGAGGAGGGGGAACACTGAACGGAGTCTACACTCATTCTCGATAGGCTGGGTTATAAAATTGCTTAATCCAACAGCATCATAGCCAAGTATGAATGATCCAAATACTTTCACCTGCCTAAACATCTCATCATACATCTCATCAGGGTAGAACTTTTTACTAACTATCTCCCTAACAAATATACGCCTAGTCATTCTATCAATGGCTACTGTCAACACTGCAGAGTCAGCACTTTGTAATTTAACAGTACGAGCAGGATCAACTATGGTTATGTGAAGAAGTTGGTAGGTTGAGGTTAGTTTGTCCTTACCTTCACTATCTGCATCTCCCTCTACAAATAATTTATCCCCTCTATCATCAAAGTATCTGAATGAATCGGCCTTGAAGACCGCATCCTCTTTCGAAATAGGAATATTCATCCTCTCCATATAAAACGTATCAAGTGTGCCCTTGCGTCTATGCTCTTCAACTTCTGCTAAAATCTCCTCAGTAGTCATGTAATTCTCATCCAGCGTATTATAGTTATCATCACATATAGATAACTGAATACTTGCCCACTCAGGAGATTCAAGCAAGTCGGCTAGAATTGAATCTTCATGCTTGATAGTATCTATGTAGATAAATTGACACTTCTTACCATACCTACCCTCAGTTTTAAGGAGATCAGAGTCAAACCAATCTCTTAACTTAATCCTATTAGCTTCATTCCTAATTTCATCCTTATCTTCCAAGTCATCAATGATTACTAACTCTGGACGGTAGTTGGACCAGTTAAGTCCTCGAACCTGTTGACCTGCACCCCTTGGTAATACTAACGTACTTCCAAATGCCACCCAAGACATCTTGGAAAAACTCTCATCCATTATTCCAGCAGTTTTAATATTATCTTTAATACTGCCAAAGAGCTGCCGAACTTCCTTACCTGATAGCAAATCCCGCTTCATGTTCTCAGTTTGCATCTCAGCAGAGGTAGCACTATTACTTAGATACACAATAAAATTGGAGAGTCTGAACAGAATAGCTCTATTAGCAACAGTTCTAGCAATAGATGTCTTACCGATCCCACGAGGGGCTGCAATAGCTATCTTGGAGTGGCCAGCATCAATCAACTCAAAAATCTTATCGTGAAGGCCAGAGAATGGAGCATAAAAGATCTCAGGAAATAATGTGCCACAGCATACTTTGATCTTAAGTACACAATTTGCTAGAACACCATCTAGATCTTTTACTACTGCTTCATCCATTTTGCATACTCTTCTTGCTTAATAGTGAAGTTCTGGATATACCTGCCGTCCTACTAACTTTTGACTTGTTCCCTCTGAATTCTTTAAGCAATTCACCGAAGTAATGCTGTTCGATCATAAAAAACAAAGCCTTCAACTCAATACGCCGTCTGACAGACTCATTCACAAGGTCTTCAAGCAGTAGGTTGAAATCTGGTATATCAGTAGCCATTATTGTGGCACGAGTTTAAGGCTGTCAACCTTCCATCCTTCAGGCACAACAGGAAGTTGTGGACAATCGCTTATAGTAGTAGTCAATATATTTGACGGTTCAGTAGACCCTGCTTCGTTGTAAGACTCGACAAAGAATAGATATTGCT